TTCGTGAGTATTCAATTCGTAGGCGCGTGATAAAAAAGTCTAATATACTGATCGAGATGGCGTATGAGCGGGCGTCGATAGACGATCTCTATTCATTGTACTTGGAGACCGGTGAACCGTTCAATATAGGCAAGGACGCGGCGCGGTTTGTGGGAAAGGGGGCATTTGCCGCAGTTCATTCGGGTTTGGGGCCGATGAAGAAGATTGGGTCCGGTTTTCCGTCGCTTGACCGCAAATTGGCTGAGGGGTTCATTCCTAACACAGTGTCGGTTTTGTTTGGGCGCCCATCATCGGGGAAGTCGGCACTTCGCAGCAACATGGCTGTCAACATGTGTGTTGCCGGTATGGGCGTACTGGTCCTGTCAACCGAGACCCCCGTCCGATCCGAGATGAATCGTTTGTTGTCCATTAAGACCGGATATGATTACGATGTTGTGAGTTCGTGGTACGAGCTTCGTGGGGAGGATGCGGAACGGGATGCCGCCATCGAGCGAGCCATTCGTGAAATTGACAAGGTGTGGCATTTGTATTCAGCATACGACAAGATGATGTCGGCCCACGATGTTTTAAATTGGCTGAGGAAGTCCAAGCAGCAGGGGCCGGTTAACGTCGTTTTTATCGATCGGTTCGACCTGCTTGTTGAAGTTTCGTCGTGCGTTAATTCGGCTGAGAAATCGGCAGTGATAAAAAAGGTGCTGCAGACCATGTCCGGGCTGGCCGAATCTGAGAATGTGCATGTGTGCTGCGTGGCGCAGCAGCGGCGGGCGCAGGGATCGAGCAGTAAAAAGAACGCCGAGGAGTACGGACAGGGGTCGATCGATTCGGTTGGGGAGTCGCGATCTTACGAGGAGGCCGCGGACCTGATGCTCTCCCCGCATCGTCCCGGAAAGTATGACAGAGACCTGCCGGACAACACAATGAACATCACGATTGGAAAGCAGCGAGAGGGCGAGGCCGGGGCCGGGGCATTTGTAGTATTAGGATGGGAAGGTTCCACAAGAAGAGTTTACGAATTAACTGACGATAGGGGCGAAAATTAGCCAGTCGGCTGAAATAAAGGAAAGGCGTTGGGAGGTGTACGCCTTAATGGACCCGCGCACCGCTTTGGTCCGATATGTGGGCGTCACACATTTAGGAGCAAAGAGGCGGGCGATTCAGCATCTCAGTCACGCTCGATGCAATAATAAAGTTGCTTATGTGTACAGTTGGATTCGTTCTCTCTTAAATATCGGTCTTCGTCCTGTGTGCACTGTCGTTGAGTCCGGGGTTGGTGATGGTTGGCAAGATCGGGAGCGATATTGGATAGCGAGGATGCGGAGTTTTGGGTTTGACTTAACTAACCTTACCGATGGCGGAGATGGCACATTGGGCCACAAACACATCGATGAGACGAGGGCGAAGATTGGTGCGGCGAGCAAAGGAAACAAGTACGCTTTGGGGTGTTGTCCCTCACCGGAGACGCGAGCCAAGTTGAGCGTGGCGGGGATGGGGAACAAGCATAGTTTGGGCCGCGGGCTTTCTCCAGAGACACGAGCTAAGATCAGCGCAGCAGGAATGGGAAACAAGCACGCTTTGGGGCGCAATCCTTCGTTGGAGATACGGGCTAAAATCAGCGCGACCTTAACCGGCAGGAAACTGCGTCCAGAGCACAGGGCCAATCTTAGTGCAGCAAACCGAAGCATGTCTCCAGAGCACATAGCCAAACTTAGGGCGATTAATACTGGCAACACTTACGGTTTTGGACACAAACACTCATCGGAGGCTCGCGCCAAGATGAGTGCGGCAGTCAAACAACACATGCGTCAAATAACAAAGGAGGATTAAAATGCCGGTCGGGGTCATATTCGGAGGACAATTTGGCAGTGAGTCGAAAGGGAAAGTCGCGCATTTTTGGGCGAAACAACTGTTGTCCGCCAAGCACGGGGCGAGCAATAACAACGAAGTGATTTGTGTAAGGACGGGCGGACCTAACGCAGGCCATACCGTGATCGGATCGGACGGCAAATCGTATATATTCAAACAGCTTCCAACTCCGGCCCTGCTTCCTCGCAGTGTGTGTGTGCTTGGTGCGGGGGCGATCATCGATCTCGAAATCTTGAAGCGGGAATTGGAGTACTGTCCACTTGATTCGGGTCGACTGTTGATTGACCCAAATGCGGCCATCATGACCAAGGGGCATATTGATCAGGAATTGAATGGCGGTCTTCGTCCGGCCATAGGTTCAACCAACTCTGGGACCGGCGCCGTGACGATGGCCCGTTTGCGTCGCGATGGATCGTTGAGATTCGCCAAGGACGAGCCGTTGCTTAAGCACTACGTTAAACCGACCGTGCCATACTTGCGTGATCGGCTCGATAGGGGCGGCGCTTATGTTTTGCTTGAGGGAACGCAGGGATGGGGGCTGTCGGTGCTTCATTGTGACTGTTACCCGTTCTGCACATCGCGAGATACCGGAGTGGCTTCGTTCTTGTCCGAGGCTGGCCTGTCGCCGTTTGATGTTAAGGATGTCATCATGGTTATTAGGGCCTTTCCGATCCGAGTTGGCGGGAATTCTGGTCCACTTCCGAACGAGATTGATTGGCAAACGGTGACGGAGGAATCGGGAAGCCCGGATTCACTGATGGAGCTTACGTCCGTCACCAAAACCGTCCGGCGCGTGGCTCGATTTGATGCGGGGCTTGTCCGTTCGGCAATAGCGTCAAACAAGCCATCTTTAATCTGTCTCAACCACGTGGATCAGGTTGATTATGAGGCCCGCCGAACCGGAAGGCCCACTCAAAAAACGATTCGGTTTATCCTGCAGGTTGAGGATGGCATCGGTCAGCGCATTGATTGGATTGGACTGGGTCCTAACACGATGATAGCAAGATCGGAATTTGACGAGGACTGATGGTGGACCTAACCAGAAACTGGCTGATTCACGGGGACTTTCGGAGGGCGTTTGATGATTTGCCGAAGTCGTCTGTGGACTTTGTGTTCACCGATCCCCCGTTTGGTGTGGTGGTTGACCGTGAGGACAGAAAAGCGCATGTCCGTGAGCGAAATGCGCGATTGGCTGGGCGTGTGACCGGCGCGTCGGTTCGCGCTAATGGGACTGGCGGCAATGTGCTTGGGGACTTTGACGGGTCTGGCGGGTTCTCGGATGATCTGGTTGGGGGTGCGATTGTGGCATTGAAGCCGCTCGTCAAGGCGGATGCCGTTGTGTGTATGTGTTGTCCGAGCAGCGGCGGCATGAGACCGGTAGCATTTGCGCAGTGGGCCTTTGATCTTCATGGCGCATTCCGGTTAGCTAACGTAGTTGTTTGGCACAAGCGGGCGCTGGGGGTTGGGTGGCGATACAGGCGGTGTTTTGAGTTTATTTACGTGGCGTCGGCCAACAAGGCTCTGCGGTGGTACAACACGACCAACAACATTCCGGATGTCATCACGCACATCAAGCCCGTCTACAGCGGCCACATTTTATACCCGGCGCAGAAACCGGTCGAACTTTGTGAACACTTTATGAGGCTTCATACCGACGAATCTCATAATGTCCTCGACCCGTTCTGCGGGTCTGGCTCTACGTTGATTGCGGCGCACAATCTCAAACGGAGATGGATTGGGATTGATATAAATCCAAAAGCTATTGAAATCTCCAGACGGAGATTGGATGAGGCTGGGGCTAAGTACGAGTTTATTGATCTTTCTGGTGATCAAAAGGAGGACTTGACACGAGCCACTTGACACCGTTTTTTGTGTAAGAGATGTGGCGGTTGCGTTCAATTTTACGTGGTACACACAAAGGGAGGAAACCGTGGACTTACAAACGGTGAACAATGCGGCTGGGGGAGACGATGCTGCTGTGCGCGATGTGTCGGAGTGGATCGTGCGTTCCGTTCGCGGGATGGTGAGAACACGATTCGGCAGCAACTATGATCTTGATGGGCTTATGTCCATTGGCATTGAGGCGGCGTGGCGGGCGGTGCCCAAGTGTCGCATTGATGGGGCGGCCCCGTCTACGTTTTTGATAGCGTTCGTTGCCGGGAACGCCATACTGAATGAGCTGGCTCGTCGGCGCCGACTTGTTGGCGTGCTCGATTCGATCCGAGAGTCAAACGCTGGCCGATTTAGCAGTGTGGCCTATCATCATGGATACCCAGAATTGATTAACGCCGTTGTTCGTCAGGCACAGAGGGACTTTGGGGTTGGGTCGACGAAGGCGCTGATCATAGAGTATCGAACGGAGGGGTACGACCTTGCGGCCATAGGCAGTCGGCTTGACCCGCGGCGCGGCAAGGCGACAGTATGTCGAGAGCTTCGGCTCCTTCGACCGTGGGTAGATGGGACGATCCGATGGCTGGCTACGAGTTTGGTGACCTCTCCGAAATTCGGCTTGGTGGCCGATCCCAACGCAGCAACGTAAAGAAGGGGGTGCTTCGGCAGAAACCGGAGTCATTTTACCGCAGAATATCGCGGCGCGAGTGGCTGGATTCGCCATTTGTGCCCGGTTCTCGATCTTGGCACATTTGGTCTTGTTTGTTGGCGGACCCTCGCGTTGATGGATTTGAGGATCGGTGTCGGGCGCGGCTTTGTGCAGTTGAGTGTACCGACAGGAAGAATGCTGCTGATGGTCCATTTTGCCGATTGTTTGCTAAGTGTTTGTTTTATGCGAGAAAGCGCGGATGGCAGGTAGAAGTTCGAGGCGGATGGTCGCCTGACGCCGTTTATGTGATAACAGAAAGATGGGAGCATGGAAAATACTCAGATACAGGAACAGAAGCCAAAATTTAAGCCGAGTGGGCCTCTCGGTCAAAGGAATGGTCAGGCGAAGTTGACTGATGCGGCGGTAATCGGCATACTAACACGTCTTGGTTGTGGTTGTTCGGTGGCGGAAGTGGCTGAGGAGTATGGAATCAGTCCTGCCACTGTGTACCTGATAAAGAAGGGGATTCGTTGGAAGCACATTGTTAGGCCGGACACCGACACGGTGGAACGGCTGGGAGCGGCAGTTGGTAAATAGTCTGTGGTTTGATGAAACTTTAAACCGACGGAGGAATCGCAATGGGAAAGACGGCGAAAGGCGTCGATCCGACCAAGTTGGACGACGCAAAAGTGGTGCAGATTTTATCCAAGCTCGATAAAGCAGTGCCGGTTGCACAGATCGCCGCGGAATTTGGCGTGAGCGCGGGCACAGTCAATCGTATCAACAAGGGGCTGAGTTGGAAGCACATCCCCCGGTCCGGTGGGAAGGTAAAGCTGGCGAATGCCTGACCTAAGCCTTAATTATCTCATCCATGGGGACTGTCGTAAGGTGCTTGCGAAGATGCCGGGCGGGTCGGTCGACTTTGTGTTTGCTGACCCGCCGTACGGGATTTCAACCAACAGGGAGGATCGAAACAGGCACACACGGGTCGGCGTGGAGCCGGTTCGGTCTATTGAAACCTGCGGGCATGTGCCCGGAGATTTTGGGGCGGAGGACCGACAATTGCAGTCACTTGTTGAGTCATCGCTGTTGGTGATGAAGCCGATTATGGCTAAGCATGGGGTTGTGTGTGTGTGTAGCGCGGCGTGCGGTGAGCCGGGGAGGGTTGGGTTTGCGCTTGTGGCTCTTGCTTTGTCTCGAATATTTGTGTTTGAACATCCGGTAGTTTGGAGCAAGGGCAACGGGGCCGGGTGGAAATACCGGAGGACTTTTGAGCGTGTGTTTGTTGCATCAAACAATGGAAAGCTGCGCTGGTTTGCCCCGAAAGAGAAGGCGGTAATGGATGTGATTTCACACATTCGCCGTGTTCATTCATCGAAGATTGAATATCAATCAGAGAAACCGGTTGAGTTACCGGCGTTTTTTATCTCCAACCACACAAAGACGGGCGATTTGGTACTTGATCCGTTTGTTGGGGCGGGAAGTACACTGCTGGCGGCCCATCAAATGGGGCGCCGTTTTATTGGGATCGACCTCAACAGCGCGGCCATCGACATTTCTCATAGACGCCTTACCAAAGCTGGCGCACAATTTGAGTATGTCGATTTGCGCGACGATGACGACCGTGCTCTTGAGGAACGAATGATTGTAGAAGCAAAACAAGCCGGTTCAATTTCTGATGGTCCTGTTATCAAGGAACCGGACGATGCAGCGGTCGGTACGTAACTGCATGACTGAAATTCCTAAAAATGAAAAAATCCGCCGCTTCGATTTGGCTATTCGGCTGATTGATAAGCAGGCCGAAGATGAAGCGTTGTGGTCACAAGCCGATTGTGTCTCCGAGGCTTATTGCCAACAGGAATTTCGTAAACTGGTGCGGGTTCTTGGAGAAGGCGTTCCCCAACAATCGGCGTGGGAGGGTTGATGACGACTGCCGAATCCATGGTCTCGTATTTGAATGATGTATTGAAATTTGACCCCGAATCTGCCACATGACTCCCGAACAGATTTCAAGCGAAATTAGGTCGTGTCAATCGTGCGGTCTGTGTAAGCATCGGACGAGGGCCGTTCCCGGTGTTGGGCCGATTCCATCGCGCCTCATGTGGATCGGCGAGGCTCCGGGCGCCGAGGAAAACAGGTCCGGCAAGCCGTTCGTTGGTCCTGCTGGGATGCTGTTCAACAGCCTTCTCACCAAAACCGGTGTTGACCGTGGATCGATTTTCGTTACCAATGTCCTTCATTGCGCTCCGTTTGATGGCGGCAAGATAGGCCACCCAACGACTGAGCAGATTGCCTCATGTCGATATCATCTCCTTCGCGAAATCGAGATCGTTAACCCTGAGGTTATCATCGTGATGGGGCAGACCGCCTACACAGCACTGATGGAGAATGATCGCAAAATTGGTGGCGTTCGCGGCAAGTTTGATACGGTGGAGCTTGGCTTTGGGTGTGGGGAGGATGGTAACATACGAAAGTCATTTGTTGTCATGCCCACTTGGCATCCGTCGTATGCTTTGCGCGGCGGTGGCGAAGTAACTGAGGCATTTTCGCAGATGGTGGCCGATGTAAATGTGGTCATGGCGAGGATCAACCCGCCAAAGTCGTCTTTTTCGTGGAAATCGGTTAGGACCATGGACGATTTCGAGCGATTCAAAATCGAATCGGAGTCATGGTCGCATTTTGCCTTTGACATAGAAACCGAAGGACTCGAACTTTTTCGGTCTCGGATTGTTGGTGTGTCGTTCGCGCCTACTCGCGATTTTGCGTGGTATATGCCGTTGATGGTGTGGAACCCAGACTTGATGTTGGGCGACGGTGCCGAGTTTCCAATTGGACTTGTGGACTGCTGGGGCGACAACCGCGACCGCGTGCTGCATCATTTGACTATGCTGTTGTCTGGACCGGCTCGAAAAGTGGCACACAACGGAAAATTCGACGTTACTCGTCTCAAAACGATGCTAAATATCGACGTTTCCAATTGGGTGTTTGATACACAGTTGGCCCAGCACGTGCTCAATGAAAACTTGAAGGGGTACTCGCTGGATGAGATGCTGGCATCGCGCTACCCCGATCTCGCCACCTACGGCGAGGGAATAAAGGAAATTCGTGGGACGCCGGAATTTTTGGCGCTGCCGTTTGATGACTTTGCTAAGTACGCGTGCTGTGATGCCATCGGTACGGCGCGTTTGGCGGCTGATTTCAACTCGGAGCTGGCGGCAAGTGAGCATGAGGCCGAATTCTTCCGTCGTTTTACCATGCCGACGGCCCATTTGTTGGCGGAGATGGAACTCAATGGTATGGTCGTTGACCTTGACTACTGTACGGCGTTTCGTGATGAATTGGAGATCGAATGCTCCAGCTTGCTGGTTGACATTCGCGAGAAATCGGGAATTGCGACACTTAACCCGAACTCCCCGGTTCAGATGTCCAAGTATTTCTTTGAGACAATGAAGTATGCGTCGATCAAAAAGACGAAGAAGGCTGGGAAGCCCGCGGTAGACGTTGATGTTCTTGAGAAACTTGCTGATGACGGTGACCCCGTTGCTGGCGTTGTACAGGAGTGGCGGCAGCGGCGAAAAATCATAGACTCGTTTCTAAAGACGCTTCCGGAGTTTGTGCTCGAAGACGGGCGAATTCACGCCAATTTCCATCAGCATCGGACGGTGTCGGGGCGTTTGTCGTGCACACAGCCAAATATGCAGGCAATTCCGGCGCGGACTGAACTCGGTGCTCGTGTTCGCGGTGTCATTGTGGCTCCGGAGGGCCATTCGATCATCTGCGTAGATTACAGTCAAATGGAGCTTCGTGTGTTGGCGTGGGTGGTTAAGGAGCCGACGTTGCTTCAGGCATGCTACGATGGCACTGATATGCACTTGGCGACGGCCCGCAAGATGTACGAAAAGGATGATATATCCGATAAGGAAAGATACGACGCCAAAAGGGCCAATTTCGCTATTCTCAACAACGTGGCGCCAGACAAGCTTGCTCGCGTGGGAGGAATTTCGGTGACCGCGGCGCGAAAGCTAATAGCCGACTGGTACAGAGCATTTCCAAAGGTTCGAGAATGGACCGATATGGAGCATCGAAACATCGCCAAGCTCGGTTACGGTGTGTCGGCGTTTGGTCGCGTTCGCCGTCTTCCAATGCTCAAGGGAAAATCGCTTGGTGTTCGTGATGGTGAGTTGGATCACATGCGCAGGCAATACATATCGTTCCTCATTCAGGAGCCAGCATCGGACGTTACCAGTTTGAATACCTATCGACTGGCCCAGCACTTACACCGTGGGTCAATGGCGTCTCTTGGATGTCAGATAGTCAATATTGTACACGATGCCAACTACACGTATTGCCCAGATGAACATCTTGACGTAGTTGTTCCATTTGTGAAGCAAACAATGGAGACTTCCGTCGTCCCGTTCGACATTCCTTTTTCTGTGGAGGTAAAGGTGGTTAAAAGATGGTCGGAAGCGAAGTAGAAAAGCGGCTTCCGTCTTCGTTGTTTGGGTGGGACGAGTCCGATCCGTTCTTGGTTGGGCTTGGGCCGTCCAGTGACACCGACGGTCGATGGTGGGGACATTTTGTTCTGCACGGACGCGAACACAAGGTAGATTTAACCGATGCGCTTGGCATTGGTGTTGATTTAGACTTAAATGATGATGGAAGAGATTCAGCTTTGAAATCTCTTCATCGTGTGAGTTCGCTTCGATACACCATTCTATCTTCATGGTTACAGGCAAAGTACAGGCTCGACGAATTGAGGCGCGAGTATGACAAATGGTGGTCGCGTCTTTATCTTCAATCGGAGGCAAGGCAACAAACACGAAAATCGATGGACGTCGCTGCCGGTACGAGAAGCAAAACGGACCAGATTACTAAGGCTTCGGTGGAGGCGGTTGTCATCGTAGAAAATGAGGACGAGTGGGATCGTTGGCAGAATTTGCTCAATAAGGCGGGTGCTATGGAGCGATCAATGGACTCACTGTATAAATGTCTGGACAAGCGCGGTGATGAATTGAAGACTATTTGTCTTAACTGGGGTCCTGTGTCCCGTCGTCCATCTATTGGGCCGAACGGATAGGGCCATTCGTTTGTAACAACAAGGAACAAAGGAGGATTTAAAATGTCACGCTTTGGATGGTCAGATCAGCAGTTTGCCGAGAATATGTCGAACAACTTTGGCAATCTTCTCCGCTTGGGCAAAGAGCTTGACATGGGCGACAGTCTGTTGGTTCGCGTTCTGTCCATGCCCACTCAAGTGCATCGGGTGTATTACCCTACCGTTCGTCGCAAGAACGATGGGACTGCCAAGGAGGGGTGGGAAACCATCATCGTCCGCGACAGGAAGGACAACTTCTTCTCGGCGTTGGCGGTTGCCGACAAGCAAACACAATTGGCCCATCTCCCGGCCAACGTTGACCCGAAGACGGTGAAGTCGCAGTTTGAGCCGGGGTCGGCGTTTCTGTTTGCCGCCATATCTCGAACGTGGAACCCAAATGGAGATCCGGAGCCGTTCTTGGTCGTTGTTGAATGTTCGTTCACTGTGGCAACGAAGATCGAGAAGCTACGCAAGGAACCGGACCCGCGGGATGCATCGAAGTTGGCTGACGGTCCGACCATTCTCTATGACGTTGTGCTCAAGGCATACCGCGATCCAAGCCATGGTCCCAACTCTCCCGACAGTCGTGCCAAGCGATACGACGCCGTGCCATATCAGAACACGTGGCAGGGGAAATGTCCGGTCGATTGGAAGAATGGCCCTCCGTCCGATTTTGATTACATAGAACAGGGTGTACTGACGAGCGCCGAAATGGAAGCAGCAGAGGAGTTTCTCGATTCGGGTGCCGTTAGCAGGCTGCTTGCTCCAACTTCGGACGCCGCGCTGTTCGATGCTCTTAACAAGAATCCGGTTAATCCGTGGGCCGTCCGGGACGGAAAGCGAATATTTCCATACGCTCCGGAGCTTCTGCAGCAATTCAGCGCCCTTGAGATTCCGTATTTCACCAAGCGCGATGTGATCCAGCTTGTCGGCGAATTGCCGGTAGCGGTGGCTGGTCCGGAATCCAGTGAGTCGACAGCAACTGGTGGCGGTGGTTCCGATGATGGAACATCCGCGGTTGGAACGGGGGGCGGTTCCGATGACACTCCCGCTCCGGTGAAGGTTCAAACGCGAGAAGTGGGAGCCAGTAAATTGTCACCAAAATCGAGGACCGTTGTGGCCGCGGTTGCTGGAAATGAAACGGCGTCGATTGGTGCGAAACCGGTGGCGAAGTTAAACTTTTAAGCGATTCGGCTTTGGTGCCGCGATTGTGGCGTTGAGTGCAACATTGGAGCAAGGAAACCCAAGGTCAACAAAAGGAGGAACATGGGAGTGATAGAGCTGGGGTCACGAGTTCGGGACAAGCTGTCGAAGTTGGAAGGGGTGGTTGTTTCTATCACTCATTGGCTTCATGGGTGCACTCGGATTCAATTTCAACCTGAAGGATCAAAGGATGGGGAGCCGTGCAAGATGGTGGTGGTTGATGAGCCACAGTGTGAGTTGCTCGGTGCTCCGGATGAACCACCGGCGTTGCCGCGGCACGGCGACAGGCCGGGTGTTGGTAGAAATCCTGATCCGATCAGATGATTTGTGGCGACGGTCGGTGTGGATGGACACACATGGCGATGAAGCGGGCACCGGATAAATACTCCAAGATTCGCGTCTTGGGCGCTGAAAAACCGCCGATTGACGAGCGTTACTCGTCGTAAAACAAACCCGGAGTCGGAATCAATCCCGGCACCGTTGCCGTTTTTATTGAGGAGGAGAAAATGTATGTGAAGGAGATTTCGGTCCGACGGGTATTTAATTTGGGTCAATACCAAACTTTAACGTATGAAGCGACTGTTGCTGTTAACGAAAACGAAAGCGCTCAAGAGGCGATGACGGAAGCGGAGGAGCTTCTGTTGAAGCAGTTTCATGATCGTGGGCATGAGCAAAAGAAGTGACGCATTGAACAGTCGCAACTGGCAAAAGCCGAGACGATGATGAGTGAGTCCGAATCCGAATGTTGGCAGCGGTATCTGGATGTCGTCTCCGACGTGACTGGTATTGAAGGAAATTGGCTGTTGTCGAGGGGGCGACAGCGTCTGCTCGTGGATGCTCGCTATCTTTTGGCGTTCCTGTTGTATGTCTATGAGGGGTGGACGCTGGTTCAAATTGGCCGTTTTATGAACCGGCATCACACGACGCTGACATACGGCATGGCGGTTGTGGGGGGTCTGTTGAAGCAACGTGATCCGAAATGGATTTCTTGGCTGGATGAATGTAAGGTCCATTTGTCCGGTGTCGGGAAGGTGGGAGCAAACTGCGGGGGTGAACAGTAGATGGATTCGGTCTTCAGGACCAATAGTCGGGATCAAAAATGTCTGCTCTTCAAAAGAAACGTCGTAGTGGCGTGGTTGGTATCTTGAAGGACAATGGAAATTATTAACACAAAGAACATGGATTCGCTCGTTGAGCTTTTGCGGTCCAAACTGTCCGCGGATGATGCGAGTGATGCCGACATTGGCGATCTTGCCGTTGGTTTGTCTGGCTTGCTTGAGTATGGAACTCGCAAGCTTGGCGGTGCTGATGAGGAGCGAGTTGTCCTGATTGTTGATGCGTATCTGTCGGTGGTGGCGGCTGTGAACAATGCGGCGGCGGTTTCGTCCAACAGGCCGGGCGTGTTAAATGAGTGAGCGGGTGCCGTTTGTTGAGATTGTCGTTCTGGCCGATTTGCATTTGAAGTCGACCGACCACATGGGCACAGGGTACGGCGTGGAGAACACACGCACAAAAAAGAAACTTGAAATCTTACAGAAAGCGGTGGATCACGCTTCCGGCTTTGCGGCCCATCAGCGGTACTTGGTTCTTGCGGGGGATATGTTCGATTCGCCGCGTGTGGATGAGTCGATCCGGTTTGCGTTTACTCGCGTATTAACCTCCTGTTCAAATGGCGACGTTTCTCCCGTTCGTGTTGTCCATGTGGCGGGCAACCACCCGCGGGTTGGCAATGTGGTGCCAATGGCTTCGGAGAGTTTAATAGCGGCACTTTCTGATTTTGGATATGTACTCGTTACTGGGCCGGAATCGTGGCGGGTTGGATGTAAAGGTGGTTGGGATTTGTTGTTTGTGCCATTCAGCACCGACGTGGGTGAGCGACTGGCACTGGCAACGAGCGGAATATCGTTGGCGGACGATTTGGTGTTGAAGGATCACACTGTTTTGTTTAGCCATTTTCCTTTGGCTGGTTGGTGGCAAAGCATGTCCATGATTTCGGATTTGGGTGTTGATCCGAATGTGCTTGACCCCTATCGTGTGGCCATGTTGGGCGATTTTCATCGTCGGCAATGGAAGCAGGAGGACGGAAAATGGCATGGGTATGTTGGATCGGCGGCGGCGATAAGTTTTGCTGAGTCGGAGTACCCGCACGGGTTTGCGGTCCTTCGTTTGTTTGAGTGGCCCGACTACGAGGTTGAGTGGGTGAACAGTGACGACGATCCGGTTTTGTGTATAACGATGGGAACGAAGGATCATCTTCCAGACGATTTAGTCTCAAATGCTATAATTAAGGTCGTGGTGCGAGGACCAAGATCGGAGTTGGCGGTTTTTGATGTTAAGGGTCTTCTTGCTCATCTGTACGAGAAACAGGCTCAGTTTGTTAAGGTAGAAACTGAGACGACGGACGAAATTCGTCCGACAATCGCCTCGTCCTCCGGGTTTGTATCGGACCCGAAGGAGCTAATACGCGAATTCTCCGCCGGAGACAAGGACAGGGAGAAAGTTTGGCTTGACGTACTCGAAACTCAGCAAGATTGATGTCTGTCTCGAAGGATTCGGTGGCTATCGTGACGCGGTAGAGCTGTCTTTGTCGTGTCCGGGGCTGTACGGTTTGTTTGGCGAGAACAACACGCGGGACGGCGCGGACAGCAATGGGGCAGGCAAAACGACGCTGGAGGATGGTATCAGTTGGGTGCTAACCGGCGAAGTTTCTCGCAAGCTCGAAAGCGTCGAAAGCGTTATCAACTATGACTGTAGTGTGGCTTCTGGATGGATCAGCCTTGTTTTTGATGAGGGCGTGGTTACAATAGACCGTGTTCGCAAGCGTGGCGAGAGTCAAAAGTTGCAAATGGCTATCGATGGTGTTTCGTTGCCTGAGCATCGAGTAGCCGATTTGCAGGCAAAGATCAACGAACTTCTTGGCATAACCAATTTTCGTGACTTTATCAATTTCTACTATCTTACCGGCACCGCGGTCGACACGCTGACGTCGTCTGATACTGATCCATCTGATCGACACGCCGTCCTTTCTCGTATGTTGCATCTTGAAATATTTGACCGATGTAAGAAGGAAGCGAAATCAAGGGCCGGTTCGATCATAGCATCCGTGGCTGAAAAGGAGGGTCGGCTGGCGTCCGTCACCGCCGAGAAGGATCGCCTTGTTGCGGAGAACGCCGGTTCGGAGGTTGTTAGGATTAGCAAGGAGCAGGAGGAGATTGGAAAGTCTAAAGTGGGTTGCGAAGTCAATTTAGCGAAATTGGAGGAAAATCACAAACTCGTAAACTTGTATTTGGGTTTGCGCGAATCGGTCGATGCGTCTTCGGCTCCCATACACGCGGCGGATGACCCGCCGCTTCCGACTGAATCCGAATTGACGCTTGCGTGCAACAAAGCAAATGACGCTGTCATTGTGGCGCAGGCCGAGATGGATGAATCGGCAACTCGGCTCAACGTTGAGGGAGGCAGTAAACGAGAGGCACTTGACGCGTTGTCTGGTCAAATGAAGGACGCTGAGGAGAAATCGAACACCGCCAAGATTAGCTTGAGAACGGCGGAGGCGCAGCTTGCCAGAGGGCTTTGTTGTCCTGAGTGTAGTGCTTATCTTATGATTCGCGATGGTATCCTTCATTCGTTTGATCAGAAACAGGCGGAAAGTGCAGTTGGGTATTGGAGGTCTAAGTGTGATGAAATGTGGGAAGAGGTGCTGTCGTTTCGATCGGATAGAGATCAAGCACAATCGGAGTTGGACGATTTTCGAGTACACGCCACTACCTATTTATCCGATGTGAAGTTGAAGGTGGACCGATTATATGCCGTTCGTGATGTTGCATGGGTTGACTTGAACGATCTTCCGGCGAAACTGAAGAGGCGGGCCGACGTTGAAAAGGAACGGCAGGAGGCAAACAGAAAACGAGACGAGCTGAAGCTCCGATTCGTCAATCTAAAATCGGAAATGGAGCGGAAGTTTAACGTTGATCCAAACGACTGGGACTGCGACTACGTTTTGCGGTTACAGGCGGCAATTGTGGAGGAGAAACGGCGCGGTCGGGAAATTGATCAGAGCCTTGCCAGCAACAGGGAAAGGCTGGCTGTTTGTAACCGGGTTTTGAGTGATTTGGAGCGGCAACTGCAGAAGGAACAGGAAATGAAGGCCGAAATTCGCATCGCCAAAGGACCATTGGAGCATCTCGTGGCCGCGCAGGATGCGTTCCCCAAAATGCGCGATGCGGTGATGGAGAGGTTCCTTCCGGTATTTGAGGCCGAAACTAATCGATTACTCGCTGAATTGGGCATGGTGGAGCAGGTGCAGTTTTCACTTACGGGCACAACCAAATCGGGCGCTGTTATTCAACGATTTTCCATCAAAGTGTGGGATGGCAGACATTGGCGCGAGTCGGGTACGTACTCACAGGGAGAATGGGGCCGCGTTGCGTTCTCCATTGCGGTGGCCATGCGTTCGGTAGTATTGGGCGAAGTCGCCATGAACATTTTAATGCTGGATGAAGCCGAACGGAGCTTTGACCTCACCGGATTGAAGTATCTTCTCAATGTTCCGCAGCTTCGCAATTCGTTAACGTTGGTGGTATCACATCATGGCCGCGATGTGGTTGGGTCGTTGGTAGACAAAGCCGTGATTGTAACAAAATCTACGGATGGTGTAGTCGTTGAGGTAGACGGATGACTGGAGTGGGGGCAGCCGCTCGGAGAATCGAATCCTATACTCGCAAGTTTAATGGGCGCAACGCCCAATTCCTCGGTTTTGTGTCTGCGTATTTAACTGAGCCGGTGGTTCGGTTACTCTGCGTTGGAATCGACCTCTCCAAGGTGCATAGTTCCTTGTCGATCATGCACTTCGACGGCCCCGGATTCGTCTCTGGCGGCTCTCCCATTCTGGCGAGTTTTGGAACTGATGTAGACAAATCCTTGCGCAAAAAACTCCGCGGCGCTTTTTTATATGGCGTGAGCACGTGGATTACGCATTATTTGGAGGATGCACGAAGTCGAGCGGTTGCCGATGTGAAGAGTTTGGCCGCTGTTGTGTGCATTGAGAATTACGCTTTGGGGCGGCCCGAAGGGGCGTATGACTTCGGTGAGATTGGTGGTGTGGTTCGCAATGCGGTGTATGCATGGCACAAGAAGACCAAGATTCCCGTTTTTGCTTTTACTGTGTCGCCGTCCACGTTGAAGCTGTTTGCTACAGGCAATGGGGCAGCAGACAAATTGACCATGACTAAGGTTGCACGTGAAAATTCAGGAACAGGGATAACGGATAACAATGAAGCTGACGCTTTTCATCTGTCTGACTTCGCGGCGTGTTGTGTGGCGGCGGTTGTTCCGGACGGGGGTGGGGTGCATCACAGCAGGATTGGCCAGTTCTTAATCAACCACGGCGCCGATAGATGGCGTTTCGTATGACGACGAGCGGCGGGGTGTGGCGGTGACATTTTCATTAGTCAAGAAGAGGACGAAAGCATGATAAAATCAAGTAACACGTTGCCGGATCAATTCTTCGTCAGGGACGATAAAAACATTGCCGACTTGGATCGGGAACTATTCCCCGCGCTGGTCGAATCGGTGCGGTTGGTTTTGTCAGGCAATTCGGCCTTTAATGGGATGAGGTCGATTGAGCGGGATGGTCATGTTTTGTTCTATCAACACGTGCCTACGCATCCGCTTATACATTTGAGGCACGGGTACGCTTTTAATGTTGCTGGTGGAAGACAGGTGTGGCGGCACGTGTCGACCGCGGTCAGGGTTTCGTTGTCCCGGATTTTGCAACAGGACTCACGAACTCGTGTGTTTTTTTGCTGGCCGGTTTGGTCTATGGCGGAGGTTCGGGGGGATGCCGTTGTCAGTTTACCAAAAGAAAAAGTCAAAGTCCAAACCGTCCCCAAAGTTGTCGGTGCGAGTTCCAGCAGCAAAGGAAATCGCAGCAGTAGAAGAGTCAACACAGCCGGACATTGAAGTAGTTGACGATTTCAACGTCTGGAAGTTAGACTCTTACGGCAACAGGGACGTTTTAATTTGCGGTGCCCAGAGAATTGGGCATCGCAAGGGTCTTGTTTGTATTAAGGGGGCTGGAGACGGTACGGTTCATTTTGGTTATGGTAGATGTAGTCAGCATGAGCTAACCAAAGAGGCGCGAGAACGATTTTATAAGGCGTTGTTGCTTAGTGGGTCATCCGTTCCCAACAATCCACTTCAGCCGTACATCGACCGAGCTTATGATCTTTCTCAATCAATAGACCTTCGAACGCCACAACCGGAATTGGCAGCGATGATGGCCCTTTTTGAGATGCGCAAGGATGTGCTTGCTTCCGACCTTGCCGGGTCCGACGTTTCGGCTCGTCTTCGGGCCACCGGCATACTGTGGGATGACTTGTCCCGCCTTGCTCGACTCAAACTTGAGATCGTACGCACACAATCGACGCAAAACTACGTCACTCGCGATCAAGTAGACGCGCTGGTGGAGGAAATGATAAGGTCGGTTGAGCGTCGCATCCCCGGACCGGCCCGTGTTGTTGTTTTAAATGATATGAAAAGTCGTCTTGAGTTGTGGCAAAATGGCCTCAGTTTCAGGGTTCCAATTCAGGAGAGTGGAGGTGAAGTAGGCTGATGCCGGTTGGGGCTTCTGTGCATGGGACGGCTCGTTCGGCTCGTCGAATTTTCGATCAGGCCATACGACGGGCGGGGCGTGAGCATTTGGCGCCGCAGAGAGAATGGACTGAGAAAGACTATGAGTCGCTGAAATCTATGAGTGTTCGGGAAATTCTGACGGATGACTACTTTTTTGGCAAGGTTGGGGGTAAGGATTTGTTTTCTCCGCACATGGCCGACATTGAGGAGCTGTGGGAGCGGCGCAAGACTGAGGGAGTGTCCCTTTATATTGATCAGGAAGGCATTGGGTCGGGCAAGACCACAAAGGCCGCTGCTCTTTCGGCGCTTTTGCTTTTGGAAATCTTAACCACCCCAGATTTGCGGGCGACGTTCAATGCTAACAAGGATATCGTCATTCTTACGATGTCCCGTAAGGAAAAGCAAAGTCGCGAGGTGACATTCAGCACCATTCTTCCATTTTGCTGCGCTCCGGCGATCATAGAGCACTTTCCACCAAATATTCGACCGGAGGACATTAACGCCGATCAGAAAGTGTTCGTTCGTTACCCAAAGTCGATTCGATTCCCCGGTCGGGTGCACATTTTCCCGGCGACGAAAGAGGTGTTTGACCCGCTTGGGTATGACATCTACGCTGGCACCGTTGATGAGGCCAACTATCTCGAAGTCGTCGCTGGTTCGAAGCGCGAGTATGGAGCACAAGGACGGTTTGATGCCGCGGAGATAGCGTTCAGCGAGATTTTCAGTCGCATCAAATCTCGATTTTCTTTGCATGGGCGTGTGTACGGTCTTTTGCACATGATATCCAACTCTCGTTATAAGGGAGATTTCTTTGATCGTACCATAACATTGGTGGAGCGAGGCGAGTTGGAGAAGGAGCCGCTTTTGCCACCAACCATGGTGACCACTCGATGTACGTGGCAGACTGTCCCAGCCAGCAAATTCAGTGATCGGTTTTTCTATTTTGACACGTCGACGATGAGAATCGTCGGCATAGACCCGGAAGGCGGAGGAAAAGAAAATGGGAGAGCTGCGGAAAGCGATGATCGGTCTTGGGCTGGCGTCACCGGCAAACCAAGAATCAAGCGAGGAGAAATTGCTGCCAGAGGAAGAGGCAAGAGTAAGGGCGGCGATGAAGCTGTCGGCGGATCAAGAGTCAAGCGAACTGGAAGAAGCAAACGAAAGGGTCGCCGATCTGGAAGCCGAGTTGGAACAAACAAAGTTGCAGCTCGGAGAGTCAAAGTCGTCAAAGTCACCGATCGAGACAGCTCCGGTCGTTTCTGTTCTAAAGGCAAAGAGGCTTGAGTTGACTGTCAATCAGGACAGTCGGGCCGACCGGAACATGCATCGGATCGCGTTTATTGATGGACTTGTGGCGATGCTCGATGTGTTGGCGACTGGAACGGGAACGGACGATGACAGTCCGGAGGCATTTGCACAGGCGGCAATTGATCGTTTGCCGAAGTAGACAATGACAGTTTACCGTATCCCTTTGGACTTTCTACCGGACTTTCGCCGCGATCCAGCAAACAGCTGGAGGATGTACGGAGACCGTCCCGTATCTGCCCTGAAGCCAGCCTTTTCTGATCGTGACGCTCTGTCCGTTTGCATTAAGAAGGATGTGCTTAATCCCGGACGCGTGGTCCAAACCGGCAAAGGACCAAAGCCCGTGCTCGATCCATGGTTCACGCCGGAGATGATCGGCGACTTTCCTCTTTTTGGTCATTGTGATCTTGGTCACAAGAAGGATGCGTGCGGGCTGGCCCTGTCCTGTATGCCGGGAACCATTCCAGTCGATCATGGCGATGGAACGAAGGTACAGCTTCCCGTGGTGCGCGTTGTGGTTATGTGGCGAATACTTGCCAATCCGGGCGAGGAGATTCGGTTTGCGGCTGTTCGCAGTGTGCTATATGACATGCAAGATCGCGGGTTCGACTTGTCGTTGATCACGTTTGATGGTTGGCAAAGCATAGACTCGATTCAGGAACTGAATGATAGGAACATACCGTCTTGTACGATGTCGGTCGATGCGACCAGAAACTTCCCCGTGTTCAAGCAGAAGAGTTTAGGGGCCGGGTCCAAAGGGGCCACAATAGCAGAGATTTCCCGCGTTTCCACAGATGGGCGACTTAATGCCGTGATGCAGGATTACTTCGGCGCGGTGATAGACACCCGTGTTTTCATTCCTACTTACCCGGAGGCAATTTTTAACGGATTCGAGTGGCTTGAGTTGGAGATGTTTGATTTGGAGAATGAGGGCGGCAAGGTAAGGAAAAACCCAAATGGCACCGATGATTTGGTTCAGGCCGTTGCCGCTTCGGTGTTTAACACGCTCAACAATGCCGATCCTCCAGACATAGAGTTGACTGACTCACGCGCTCCGCGGGCGAGGAAAGATGAAAAGTTGGACGTTGACAGACAGCCGGGGGAGACTTTCGTTGCCGCGCTGAGAAGGAAACACGCAGAGGTGAATGAGGCCGGATCGGGCGAGCCAGACGATCTGGATGGTGATATGTTTGCGCCGGGGAGGTACTCGGACGACCTTGATGGCGATGATGATTTTGGAATTGGGGGGGACTAACAATGGCAAAAACGAAGCCTGCGGTCGGGGAGATGGTTGTGGCCAAAGGTAAAAAACGCGTCGATCCGGTCAAACTCGTTCGGGTTCCGGAGGCGGAGCTAACGGACCTGAAGATGTCGCAGGCCATGTTGATGGAGGAGGTAAAAGAGCTACGTCGAAGGGCCGAACTTTATGATGGCGATGTTAGAGACGATGGTGAGGATCGATTTGACCGGCTTGATGGTGAGGATGCTATGGATGCGGCGGGAACGTGGACCGGGCTAAAGTCCAACCCGATGCTTGGCGTGTTAACGGAGTCCATTCCGGCGTCTGGTGGCGGGGGAAGGACGATGCGACTCACTGAGTCGACCTCCTCTCCGGATGTTGATATGGTGAGCAATGACTTGGTGATCCGTGATATCAACAACAGTCAGAGGGTTCGGGCCATTGCGGCATCTAAATGGTGGTTTAAGCGCGACGGTGTAGCCAAGAATGCTATCAATGCTCCAACGGCATACGCCATTGGCAAAGGCGCGAAGATCAACACGGTCAGTTCGGAATTGAACCGTGCCTTAATGCGATTCTGGAAACATCGCACTAACAATATGGCGCAGGCACAGAAGGTTGGATTTCGGAAGTGTCTGCTTGAAGGGGAGCTAATTCCGCTGCTTGTTCGAGTGAAGAAGGACAAGGGCGGCGACAAAAGCCCGATTGCTCGCCTTCGGTTTTTGCCCTCCGACGAGATAGCTGAGGTGTATCGTGACCCCGATGATCCGTGGACACCCGTCGCATTGCGAAGGACGTACTTCGATCAGAAGATGGAGGAGCACAACGAATTTTACAAGACCCATTGGTATGGAGACGCGCCGCCAACGGCGCCGGATCGTGTGCTTCCGGACGCAAGTCGTGGCAAGCAGACGATCAAGTTTATGGACGATGCCGTTGCTGGATTTTATCCCCTTGACGGCGATGGCGATGTTCGCGGTTTGCCGCTTCTTTTTTCGGTGATGAAGGACCTACGATATCTGCGCGATTTTGTGCGTGGTCGCGTTCTCCGAAATCGGCATGCCGCCAGCACGTTCATGGTTCGCAAGATGCTCAAATCATCAACGTCGGGAAAGGCGACACCTCGGTATACTCGCATGCCTCCGGCGGGTGTCATTCTCAATGAGGGAATGGACTACTCCTACCGATTCATTTCCCCGGAAATTCGGGGCGGAGAATCGAAGCCGGATCATGATCTAATTGTGCTCCGTGTTTCGGCGGGAACGGGAACACCGCCACACATTCTCATGCTCGATTCGTCGTCGACCAACTACTCGTCGATTCGAATAGCTGATACGCCGTTTGCGCAGCTTATCGGGGCGTATCAGGACTTTTATCTTACGGTCAACATGGACTTTCTCACTCAGGTGGTGTTGTGGGCCATTGAGGATGGATTCGTTGATAAGGAGGTTGAGGTTCCGGAGGAGACGCCGGAGCTGTTTGGTGATATGGAATCGCGGGTTGGTTGGTGTATGAGGCGCGGGTACGATGATGACTCCATCCTTCGTGAGATGCGGCGTCTCACCGAGGATGCGGTGAGCAAGGGAGCGGCGGTACACAGGATTCCAACCAATGAAGTGCCGATTGGCATGACTTTTCCGGCGGTGGCGACACCGGATCCGGAGAAGATAACCGACCGAGTGGCCAAGTTGCGTGAGTTGGGGTTGATATCCGATCGAACATCATGGGAGATGGTCGGCATTGATCCGGATGTGGAGAAGTCGCGTTTGGCGTTGCAGCGGGATGAGGACGAGGAACGTCGCAAAGCGGACGCTGAGAAGAGGGCTAACGATTTCGGAACCGGAAAGGACGCCGCGGACAGCGGCGAGCCGGTGATCCCGGAACGATTCGAGTTTGGAGATGGATAGAGTGGTGTCTTTTCGCGGCAAGATAATTTACGTGGCGGGTCCGTATCGATCATCCACTGAGGAAGGAAGACGGGCAAACATTGCGGCGGCTTCTGCGGCGGCGAAGGAATTGTGGGAGCGCGGATTTGCTGTTATTTGTCCACATACCAATACCGGCGGGCTTGAGCAGCCGGAGGATGTCATCCTTAAAGGACACAGGGAGTTGGTTCGGCGATCGGATGCGGTTTTTCTTTGCTGCGGCCTTGACGCTTTATTGGCGTCGAGCGGAACCTTGGCTGAATTGGTCGTTGCCAAAGACTCCAACATTCCGATTTTTTGTGACACTGCTTCGCTCCATTCGCACTTCGTTTGTGGGGAGTAGTGGATGAAGCCGATTCCCGGTCACGTTCTGCAGGTGGTGGAGGTGTCCCGCGGCGGCGGACTTTGGAGGTATGGTTTCGTTGTACTAAATGAGGCGGCTCGGAAGTATAGGTCGATGGATTTCCTGTCGACGAGACTCGATGAGAGGAGAAAGGCCGTGGTGTTCACTAAGATGGTTTGCGATCTAACAGACGTGATCAACCGTGGCGGCACTGTTGGAAAATCTAAACTGACTCAAGGAAAGGATGGGTTCTACCGGATAGAAAGCTGATGCCTTTTCCAATACGAAGAATGGCAGTCGAAATTCAGCGCGAGTCACGCAAGAGGGATAGCGCGTTTGCTCAGTCTGTGCGGCAGAGGATGTTATCATTGGAAGATGCGCTGAAGGGAGCGATTTCCCGTTCCCTCGATGATCTCTACCTCATTCCCAGTGCGCCATTTGAACCGCTAAAACGCAAGGCGCGGGAGCGCATGTATCTGCGTCTCCTACAAACGCCAATCGACGACACTTATACGACCATTCAACGTTCGGCACGAAAGCATGTTGAATCCGGGTTTTTCCTTGGAGCAAACATGCTTCGGGCGACCATTGCCAAGCTTTATCCTGTTCGGTATGTCCCTCGACGCGAGGGCTGGTCGATGGAAGGAGACGCCTGTCAATTGTTCGAGAGTGACGGTGACGACATTTCGGTTTTGGACATTCGTCGTATGATAGAGATTGAATCCATTTCGTTCAATTTCGGCGGCGGTACGGTGCGCGATGAGTACAAAAGCTGGGTAGAAAAGCAGCTTCGATCTGACTTGGAGCCGGGGTCACTCATAAAGACACTTAGCGCTGAGCACGTTACCAAGGTTCGTGGGGCCGCGCTCCAAATGCTCGATAAGGGCGAGTCGTTCCGTTGGGCCAAAGATGAGGCGTTCAAAAACATCACCGGCGCGGTTACAGATCCGGACATTCGCACATCGATGGAAAATAACATCATGCGAATCGTTAGGACGTCGTACAACGATGGTGTCAATGCCGACACGATGGCGTTTGCCGAATTAAACAGCGAGATCGTATCCGGATTGATGCGAGTGGCCGATGGGCGCCCGTGTTTGGCGTGTGTTCTTCTTGACGGAACGATATATAGGGTAGGACAGCAACTTCCGGACCATCCAATGGGCATGTGCACATTCGTTCCCATCCTCAAAACGCCGACCGAAATGGGACTCAAAGTTCCACCGGCGATGGAGAAAGCGGCGTGGGGAGCACACCAAGCTCCGTTTGTGTCGTTGCGGGATCGATTCTTCACTATGCCTGACGTAGAGAAGGCAAAGGTATTCGGCAATCAGTCGTTGTTCGATTTGTGGAAGAAGGAGAAATTTCCGATTGACGCCATCGTATTAAGAAAGAATGGCATGACGTACCCGGCGTCAACATCCTACATCAAGGCCAATCTTCCAGAAATTGGCAGCATTAGTTACCCTAAGGCCGTGGTTATTGATGACTTGGCCGATGCCAGCACGTTAACCAAGGCGACCGATGATTTGCTGGTCGTTGTTGACCCGATAGACAGATCAACATTTGGAATGACTATATTCACCAACCCGCCAACGGTGGCAACGGGAGCATCGGCTATAAAATTCAGCGGCGGAAGTATTGACAATTCGCTGCCGTGGTGGAAATTTAATGAAGAATCCAGACGATTAAAATACTACATTCGCAAAGCGTCGGATGGTCGAATTTACTACATGACTCCGAACAGCACGTATGGTCTGTTGGTTAAGAATGCCGGTAGACTTCCTCCAGTTATACCAGTTTCCCGGCCTCCAGTTGTCCCGGTTACTTCGAGAGCCAAAATTTCGGATGTGTTCACGACGGATAAGGATGCCCTGCTGGTCAAGATTGACCCGATCGATAGGGACACCAAGGGAGTGGTTATATTTGATAAGGCTCCGTCGGTGTCTAAATCGACGGCGTTCCGATACTCAGCGGCTGGGGTTGATCCGTCGCTCACTTGGGACAAATTCAACGTTTCGGCTCGCGGCGCTGGTCTATACGTGCGGAAAGCTACCGATGGCACTTTGTATTTCGTTACACCGGCAAGTACGCACGGAGTTCTTGTTTCCATTCACAAGCCGGGGAGGGTGCTGCCGGTCGTCAAGAAACCACCGGATATCAGCAAGCCGCTGATTATCGATATTCCGCCGGATATCACGGATGTTCCAGTCGATGTGGGGAAACCGGGAACGGTGTCGGCTTACATCGGTACTAAATCGAAGAAGATTGAAGCAATCGTGTCGCAGGCAAGGTCAGACTGGAACAAAACCAATAGGGCGATTCTGTCGGAGCATCTTGGAGTGGTTAAGACTGGTCAGAAGGCTGCTGCATCCATATTGGCGCACGT